TCAATAGCGAGGTGGTGGGTAAATGAACAACCGTAGAATAGCAATAGCTAAAGCACTATTTTCTATTTGTAGCGGAGTAAGCGGAAATATTTTTGGCAATACAAGGGAAAACTTACTATACCTAGCTTGCCTAGTTTTTGACAGAAGCTATAACTGCAAATACTTTGATTATTGCAATAGCCATAGTTGTATAAAGGATATAAAAAGGCGGTGAGTAAATGAAATACTATGTGTGGATAGAATTAATTAAACCTTGCTTTGCTATTGAAGTAGAAGCAGAGAACGAGGAAGAAGCCAAAACAAAGGCGCTGGAAGAAGCTCCATTTGAAGCTGATTTTCGTGTCGAACAGATAGATAAAGATTAGGCGGTGAGTAAATGACTAATATAGATAGAATAAAGAAAATGAACGCTATTAAAATGGCGGAATGGATAAGCTATATAGTAGGGAATTGTGGCCTTAATAATTGCCCCGCTGGAAAACTTTGCAGAGAAAAGGAAGAATATTTATCTTGCGACAAATTAATTTTGGCGTGGCTTAATAGTGAGGTGAGTAAATGAACGCTAGAGAGCTTATAGAATTGTTACTTGAAGAAAACTTAGATAAAGAAGTTTTAATACCTAATGGTGATGAGTATGAAGATATTAAAACCGTTAGAAGTTTAGACAAATATATTTACTTAGACGAGGAGTGATTAAATGAAATTTGTTAAAGTAGGCGGAAGATATATTAACCTTGATAAAGTAACAGAAATATATGCTGCTAAAGTAGAAGAAAGCTACGTAATTTGTTTTTGGCTTTTAGACGAAAGAGAAATTACCTCAAAAATAACTTTTAAAACTAAAGAAGAAGCCAACAATTATATTGAAAAAATATTAAAGGACATTGAACTTAGAGAAGCATATAACGAAGTATCGAGAGAAGGCGCAAGATGAGAGGACTTAAAAAGGTAATGATAGAAAAGGATATTTGGTGTACTGAACTATCAAGAAGGACTGGCTTGCTACCCAACACCATAAATAATTATGTCAACGCTAAATCTTATCCTACTGTAATTAATGCTATTAAAATAGCCAAAGGGTTAGGAGTAACTCTTAATTATATCTGGGGAGAAGAAAGAAAAAGCGATCCGAAGTCTATTATTAGCGACATACTTGAAAAATACTGCAAGTGTACTGATAGTGCAGAGTTCTTAAATTACCTCAAAGAGAAAAAAGCACAATACTAAAGGCGGTGAAACTGTGATAGCGGATAGAATAACAGAGTTATGGTTATTGCTCAAAAGCCTAGAGATACAGGAAGAACGCATAAAAAGGCTAGAAGAAAAAAGGCTTTATCCGAGCATACTAGACCATGACAAGAGCATGGAAAACAACACAGTTCACTATATGACCGCCTTAAAAAAACTCTATGCAGACTATGACAAGCTGTATCAAGAGATAGGATACTTAGATGAAGTTATTAATACTTTGCCCAACCAGAGACAAAAAGAAACCATGAGGTGCAGATTTATTTGTAATCTATCAGTAAGACAGACAGCAGACAGATTACACTTTAGTGAAAGACAGGTAAAGCGATTTACTTCACAGGCATTTAAGAAACTTCACGATAGGTTTGACTAAGTTGTCCCCCAATGTCCCCTAAAAAAAGAATATAGTTTAAGTGTGCAAGAGCCGAGAGAAAATCTTGGCTCTTTTTTTGGAGAAAAAATGATTAAAAGAGAGTTTTGCAGAAAAACAACAGACGGAAAAATACTTTTAAGCACAGCAGCCATAGCACAAGCGTTTAATGTTGCTATCGAGTTAGTGTCGAGGAGTTGGGGACAGCAAGGTTGCCCCAAGGCAGAACGTGGCTGGTGGGACATAGCAGAAGTAATCAAATGGCGTGGTCTTTCCAGAACAGAAGGCGGAGAGGTTAGCGCAGAAGCCAAGAAGCTCAAGGCTGACGCTGATACTAAGTACGCAAGGGCAAGGCAGGAAGAACTCAAGCTACAAGAAATGTTAGGTAGCCTGATACCAGTGGAAATGGTAAAAGGTGAACTCAACTACTGCTTTACAGATATTAAGCAGAGATTAAGTCGCTTACCTAACGACATAAGGGTAGAGATTTACACAATGTACCCAGAACACACAAACGAGGTTACTGAAATTGTTGAAAGAAAAGTCAGAGAGTGTCTATCCGAACTCTCTAAGACAGATGATAAATTCACAAGTTCTCGACCATTGGCAAAACCAGCTCGTAAGCGTGGTAGACCAAGCAAGGCGACAGTTCAGTCCGCCGCCCAAGCTAACGGTAAGCGAGTGGGCGGATAAATACAGGGTTTTGTCTAAGGAAGAAAGTTCTATGTCCGGCCTATGGTCAACTGACAGAGTACCTTATCTGCGTAAGATTATGGACGCATTTAATGACGATTACATAGAGAGCATTATCTTTATGAAGTCGGCTCAAATAGGCGCAACGGAAGCAGGCATAAACATTATTGCCTACACCATAGACCAAGAGCCTTGCAGAATACTTTATGTCTTACCTGATGACGATATAGCAAAAGACTTCTCAAGCGAGAGATTAAGAAAAGCTCTTAGGAATTGCCCAAGGCTTGATAACAAGTTTGATGACGCAGACAGCAAGAACAAGGTCTTACGTTTTCCAGGCGGTTTTATAAGGCTGGAAGGTGCGCAAAGTCCAGGCAAGCTGGCGTCATGGCCTATCCCCAAGATAATCATGGACGAGATAGACAAGTACCCTCGCTGGGCAGGGCGTGAAGCCAACCCTATCGCACTTGCTGAAGAACGTGCGAAAAACTGGCCAAGTAAGAAAATGCTTTTAATGTCTACCCCTACTTTGGAAAGTGGCAACATTTACCAACAATACATGAGGGCAGACGCTAAATATAAGTTTTATATCCAATGCCCCAAGTGCGGAGAGTGGCAGACCTTAGTGTTTGAACAACTCAAAATACCGCATAAAAAAGGCAACATGGACGCGTCAATGGTAGCAAAGGAAGCCTATTACCAATGCTGTAACCCTACTTGTAATCATCACATTTCAGACGCAGAGAAGAAAGAAGCTCTAAAGCATGGCGTGTGGAGATTAGAAGGAGACAGACCGGAAGGCAGACCAAAGAAGATAGCGTTTCATATCAATGCTATGTACTCTCCTTGGGTATCTTTTGGCATGGTAGCCGAGAAGTTTGCAAGAAGCAAAGATGATCCGTCCGAGCTTATGAACTTCGTAAATTCTTGGTTAGGAGAGCCTTGGAAACCAAAGACAGAAGCTATCGCAGCAACAACGATTATAAGGCAAAAGACAGATATACCAGCCAATATCATACCGAAGTGGGCAAAACTCATTACCGGCGGTGTTGACTGTCAGCAAGGATATTTCTACTGGATAGTTCGCGCATGGGGACCTAACATGACTAGCCAACTTGTAGCTAACGGTCAGGCTGTTACTTTTGGTGATATTCAAAGGGTAATGGATAACTGGTGGCCAGTAGAAGATAGCGAAGAACGACAGCAGGTAACTCTGTACTGCGTGGATAGCGGTTACAACACCGAAGATGTTTACTCCTTCTGTTATGACAACTTCCCTATTAGTGTTCCGGTCAAAGGCGCTAGTAGGCAGATGACTAAGCGATACATGATTAGTCCAATTCAACCTAAGACCAAAGGACAGAACACTTTAAATCTTTACGTGGTAGACACAGACCAGTACAAGGATAGCCTTTTCGCTCATGCAGCCAAACCACCAACAGAAGAAGGATCATGGCGTGTCAACTCCGGTGTAACGAGAGAATATGCAGAGATGATTTGTGCAGAGCATAAAACGATTATCCCTAAAGGGAAGTATGAAATTGCTACATGGGTTAAGAACACCAGCGCAAGCCCTAACCATTATTTAGACTGCGAGGTTTATGCAGCAGTAGCGGCAGACATTATGAATGTGAGGACCTTAACCCCTGACTATGGGAAACCGATTTATAGCGGTACTGGCAAGGTAGACGCACAAGAGATGATACCTAAAAAATTCAAGTTGTGAGGTGAGATAAATGGCAACAAGAGCTGAACTTGAAGCAAGAAAGACAGCCTTAGAAACAGCGATAACCAATGTTTTAGAAGGCGGTCAAGAGTTCCAAACGAGAAATGCAAGGGTTAAACAAGTACCCCTAGAGATATTGCAAGAGCAATTAGCGGCTGTGGAGAGTGCATTAGACAGTTTAAATGGTACTAATGCAACTACGGTCCTTCTTAAATATGGCGGGTGCAGATAGGAGAAAAGATGAAAAAAGGAATAGCTTATAGGTTTGGCAATTTAATAGACAGCTTTATAAGCGTGTTCTCTCCTATGTCTGCAAGCAAAAGAAGGGCATGGCGCAGCAACTTCTATATAGGTTATGAAGCGGCAAGTCCTACTAGAAAAGATGACGTATTTCCTTGGGACGGGAAAGCAGAAGCCATGAACAAGGCCGCCCGTCAGACCTTGAGGGCAAGAGCAAGAGACCTAGAGAGAAACAGCGAGGTTGCTTCTGGTGTGCTGGAAGCCTTAGACAGAAATGTCATAGGTACAGGTATCTCAATGCAGGCACAGACCAAGAGCAAGGCTTTTAACGAGAGAATTGAAAAACTTTGGAATAGTTGGTGTCATGCCGAGAATTGCGACATTACCGAGACACAGAGCTTGAATGATTTGGTACGCATGATTTTTAGGCGTCAATGGGTAGACGGTGGCGTATTAGTCATTTATTCGATTGATAAGAACAAGCGCATACCACTCCAAATTCAAGTCAGGGAAGTAGATGACCTAGCTACTGGCAGTTATCCCTACACTAGCGGAAATATCTTGTCAGAGGGCGTGGAAATGAATAAGGTAGGCAAACCAATAGCCTACTATCTTACCACTACGGACGCCAATGGTTTTGAAACAATGGTACCGGAAAGAATACCGGCTGAAAGAGTTTCTTTCCTTTGGGATAGAACAAGGCCGAGCCAATTCAGAGAAGTTTCTCGCTTGGCAAAAGCCATTACACGTATCAAGGACTTAGATGATTACAACCAAGCAGTAGCGTTTCAGCAAAAGACGCAGGCTTGTACTTCCGTTTATATCGAGACTGATAACACAAACGAATTGCCTGGACGTCCCAGTAATAACGGAGATTTCAACCGACTTGAACAGATTAGCGCAGGCAGCGTGAATTACTTAAAGCCTGGTGAAAAGGTGGCAACACTTATCCCTAATGGTCAGGCCGCAGAAGTAGCTAACTACATGGTTACTCAATTAAGGCTTGTGGCGGCAGGGCAAGGGTTGTCATTAGAAGGAACTACCAGAGACGTAGAGAGAGTTAATTATTCCAGCGCAAGGCAGAACTTGATAGAAGATAACAAGACTTACAAGAGACTTAGAGACGACCTCATAGAACATTTAATGAGACCAATGTATAAGAAGTTTGTAAAGGCTTGCTATTTGGCTGGATTACTTGATAGGTGCGGTTTTGATATTGCAGATGAGGACTTCTACGAAGCTACTTGGCTTGCCGAGGGTATGCCTTGGATAGATCCCAAGAAGGAAGCAGAAGCCGATAATATCGCTTTACAGAACAACACCACTACTTTACAGGCTGTATGTGCAAGAAATGGCCTTGACTGGCTAGACGTTCTCGACCAAAAGGAAAGAGAGCAAAAAGAAATAACAAAGAGAGGTTTAAAATCCACTCTTGTTATAAATCAAACTACACAGAAAGGAGAGGGAGATGACACAAATGCCGAATAATTATGGCCAACATGCTCATATTTATCAAACTACTGATAAAAACTTTAAGAAAAAAGATGAGAACGCCTACGGTGAACGCAGTTTTTCTTTGACGCTTGAAAACTTTGATAAAGCAAAACGCAAAGTCAGAGTTTCCTTTATGTCCGAAGAAGCCTGCTACAACTGGGGTATCCCAGAGTACATGTTGGCAAATAACGAAGCGGCAGACCTTACTAGATTTAATGGTGGCGTTGCGCCTGTCCTTTTTAACCATAACAGAGACAAAGTTATTGGGCGCATGGAAAACGTTACCTTTGAAGGCGGTAAAGGCTATGCCGACATTATTTTTGACAATGACGAAGATAGCGAGAAAATCTTTGCCAAAGTCGAAAGCGGAAGTTTAAGGGGAACGTCCGTTGGTTATTTAAGAAAAATAGTAGTTCCTGTTGCTGAAAATGCTACCTACAAGGGCTTTCAAGGCCCATGCGAAGTAGTTGAAAAGTGGGAACTGTTAGAGATTTCTATTGTATCTATTCCCGCAGACGCCACAACCGGCGTAGGCAGAGAACTAGAAGAAAAGGCTTGCGGTAAACCAAAGAAAGAGTGTGGTGAAACCGACAAGAAGGGTTGCAAACCAGAGGACGAAAAAGCCTGTGGTAGTAAACCCGAAGATGAAAAAGCTTGTGGAAAACCAAAAGATGAAAAAGCTTGTAAACCCAAAGACGGAAAAGCCTGCGGAGATACAGACAAGAAATCTTGTGGCAAACCAAAGAAAGAAGAAAACTCTGATGAGGGTTGTCCTGATGATGAGGACGACACCGAAGGAGACAAAAAGAAAAAGGAGAGTACAAAAATGGCAGAAAAAGAAATGACTGTTGAAGAAAAGACTAGAGCAGCAGCAGAGCAAGAACACGCTAGAGTGCAAGAAATTACTACTCTGTGCCGCCAACATAACGTTGACACCAAAGTAGCTGACGGTTATGTAGCTGACATGAATATGTCCGTTGACAAGGTAAGAGCCGCTATCTTGGATATTCTGGCAACTAAAGAAAAACCAGTCAATGTAAAGGTAACTGTTGACGAAAAAGAAAAGGTAAGAGACTTGGCAGTAAAAGGTCTGTGCCAAAAATACGGAACTGAAAAGTCCGAAGATAGAGAAGTTTTAAAATACGCTGGTTTGTCTTTGGACAACATGACCAGAGTTTGCTTAGAAAACGAAGGTGCTAAAGATTTAATGTTCCTAAACGGTGAACAACTCTTTGTTCGTGCTATGGGTAGTTCTCAATTCCAAGGAATTGTAGATGACTATGCACATAAGACCATGATGAAGGCTTATACCGAGCAACCATTTATTTTCTCTAACTTCGTGTCTAAAGGCTCTAACCCAGACTTTAAACCGAACTATCAATACCAACTTGGCTTAGACGGTGTACCCGTTAAAATGTCCGAGGAAAGTGGCGAGTTCACTTACGGAGATATGAAGGACGCAAAGGTAAGCACTTTAATCGGTACTTACGGTAAGGGCATTAGACTTACCCGCGAAATCTTCATCAATGACCAACTTGGCTTAGTAAATAAGTCTATTGCGGCACAAGCTGGCGGTTTCCGTAGACTTCAAGAGATTTTGTTCTTTGACTTGTTCACCAAGTCCAGCAACTTCTCTACCGCTAAAGGCAACTTGGTTACTGCCAATAAGAACGTTTCCGTAAAGGCATGGACCGAAATGGAACGCTTAATGTTAGAGCAAAAAGACCTTGCCGGTGAAGGCTACATTGGTGTAGCGCCCAAGTACATTTTAGCGCCTACTACCATTATTGAAGATTGCAAGACTTTATTGCACTCTACTTCCAACCCCGCACAAACCAATAGCGGTGTAGCAAACATTGTTCAAGGCGCATATCAACTGTTTGTAAGTCCTTATCTAACTGCTAAAGACGAAAAGGCTTACTACTTCTTGGGCGATCCTAATGCTGTTCCTGGTATTGAGTTCACTACCTTAAATGGCGTAGATACTCCTAAGTCCCGTAGTTTCCCGTCCACTGAAACACTTGGAATTACTATCCAAATGTATATGGACTTTGGTTTCAACCTGTTAGGTACTCAGGGCTTTGTTAAGAACGCTAACAATGCGTAATTAAATTAGAAAAGGAGAGATAAACATGAGAGAACGTGCAGGTATCATTATGGACTATGAAACTACCGCAGCAGTAACCGCAGGTGTTCCTGTAATCGTAGGTACTGTTGTAGGTGTTCCTAATAAGACTTTCGAAGCTAACGCAGACGGTAACTTAGTAGCTTTAGAGTGCGAAGGCGTGTTTGAACTTGGTAAAGACACCGCAGCTATTGAGCAAGGCGTAAAAGTTTACTTGACTTCTGCTGGCGTTATTACCGCAACTGCAACCGGCAATACCCTAGCTGGTATTGCTTGGAACGCTGCTACTGCTGATGACACTAAGGTGTTTGTAAAGATTAACGCTTAACCATGAGCATGATAGACACTCAAAGGTCAATAGTTGCTACGTCCTGCTTTTCTACCAAGCGTATAGCAGAGACGATTACCTATGAAGGCAAAGAAATTTCTGCCTTGGTAGAAATAGGTGCGAGCTTTGCCAGAACAGACTGGAATGACGCAGCTACCACTACCGAAGAAGCGAGGTTGGCAGACGCAGCAACTTTTAGTGTCTTAGATACAGACGTGCCTAGCCCCCAAGAGGGAGACGTCATTGTTTATAAAAGTGAAACCTATTTTGTGTCGAGAGTTATAAACCATGATGAAGCAGGCGGAAATTTTGTACTAGACGCTATGAAGAACGGGAAGGCTTACGGAAGATGATTATAAACATTGACGTACAAGACAGCATTTCTCCCGCACTTTTACACATGCTTGAGCATAACGAGAGTTATTTAAGGCATGTAACAAAGTCAGTAGGTTGGTATGCACAGAAGGAAATTAAGGCGGGCGTGGCAAGTGGCTCTCCTAATGGCAGTACCTTCGTGGAGAGAATACCTTTTAAAATCAGGAAGGCTCTATCCCAAAGTGCAAAAGAGAACTGGTATGGCTCAATGGTCAAGGCGATAGGCTACTCATACGAAGGCGGTGCGGTCAATATTGGCTGGACTTCTAAATCTGCGGCTGCCTATGGAAAGATACAGGAATACGGACACGAAAGAGAAGTTACCTCTAACATGCGCAAATACTGGGCAAGTAAGGGAATTTATCTTAGTAGACTTACTACTGTATTGAACGTGCCTGCAAGACCTATCTTTGAGCCAATGTCAGTAAAACTTGAGAAAGAGATACCGCCTTATGTAGAGGATAAACTCAAGTCCTACATGCAGGAGAACATTGATTTTGGTGTGCATAACGTCAAGCGTAGAAAGTACAAGGTGTATGGATAATGCTAATGCAGAAGAACTTAATTGATATTGCGCTTACACTCGCCCATTACTTACGTGATGACGAGAACGTTAAAGACTTCTGTCAGACACAATTCAAAAAGGACATGACTTATTACGTAGGAGAACTCTTGCGTAAGAGCATACCTGTAAATGACAATGCCCCGTACATTGTTATTTGTGAGCTGGCAAAGACAGAAGGAACAAACGATACGGTCCAATATTCTTGCACTATGTTCGTAGGTATTGTCGTGGACGAGAACGCCATAGTTACCGAGAGTACAGATATTCTCATGTATGACGGTGTGGACGTACTCGCTAACCTATTGAACTTAGTACAGGTAGAGTTGAACAAGCGTAGTAATTACCAGAGACCTATCAGCATAGTTAAAACTTCTATTCTTGGTGCTATTGATCCAACCGGTAAGCATTGGGTAGGCACTATGGAACTCAAGTGGAATATGCAACAAACGATTAACTTATCCACAGAAGAAGAATTTTAAAAAAGGAGTGATTAGCAAATGACACAAGTAATTGGTACTTATACCAAATTGCTTTTATGCCCTGAAAAGAGCTTTAAAGTAGCGCCTACTACTTTAACGGGCAAAGTATTGTCTATGCCTTTTAATAGCAACGGTCTTAGCGGTAGTCAGAATATGACTGATAGCGCTACCATGACCGGACGCAGAGACGCTACCGAAGCTATCGCTGGCAACGTTGACGTATCTGGCGATATTGTCGTACCTCTGGACTTCACAGCTTTCCCTTGGTGGTTAGCTTTGGCTTTTGGCTCTCCTACTACTACAGCAGGAGAAAGCGGCTTGTATACTCACGTGTTCAAGCCTGGTAAGACACAGCCTTCTGCAATTATCGAAAAGGCTGATGAAAACTCTGGGGTTTATCTAAAGACCTCTGGGGTAAAGGTTTCCAAGTTAGGCTTTAGCTTTGGCGGAGACGGTGAATTAACCGCAACAATTTCTCTGTCTGGCTGTAATGAAGTAGTTGACAGCACTATCTTGGCAACACCAACTGATACCGCATTTAACCGTATTAACAACTTCCAAATTTCCGATTTGAAAGTAGGCGGTACTTCCGTAGCTATTGCAACCCAGTTAACAACCGATATTGACTTCGGGCTAGACACTAATGGGTATGCTATCGGTGACAAAGGTTTCCGTAGTCGTTTAAATGAAGGAATTATCAAACCTAGCGGTCAAATGACAGCTTTCTTTGATGACACAACTTATTTGAACTTAGCTATCAATAGTACGGAAAGCAGCCTAGAGGTTGGTGCTACAAGTGGCACTAATGCCTTTGGTCTGAAATTGCCTGAATTGAAGTTTGCTCGTAGTACCCCTGCCATTGACGGACAAGCAGGTATCAGCCAACAACTGAACTACAATGCTTACTACGCTAATGCAACAGAAGGAACTTGCGTACAATTCACAGTTACCAATAACGTAGCTTCTTATGCGTTTGCGGCTGAATAAGAATAGGGGCGGCTTAAAAACCGCCCAACTATTTTATTAAAGTTA